AATAGCATTTGTTAAATTAACAAAGGTTGGTGCATAATTCCCTGCTCGACCTACACCGCCATTTGACCCGCATTGGACCAATTCACGTAGGATTTCTTGTTGTGCTTTTTCTAGCACATCTTTCGCTTTACTTAAATCACTCATATTATTCCTCAGACCCCCCTTGGGTATTTTTGTTTTGTTGATTAATGAACTTGACGTTATTACCGTACATTTCAATACCAACTAATTTTTCCTTAACACTACCTAATGCCATAGCTGTATGATACAGATACTCTCGTTCTTTAGAACAATGAGGTTCTGTCTTCAACCACGCAACAAAAAGGTCAGCAAGGATTTCACTATAGGCGTCACCAAAGAATTGCTCACGTTCACGGTGTACAAATTCAGCACGCCCTAAAGCTAACTGGGCTTCACGAAAAGGTTCTACCTTCATATGCCCATCTGTATGATCCATTCGGGGTTTTATCTTCTTTTCAAACCCACCTCGATATTTATCCATAAATTATTTCTAGAAAGACTCCCCCAGTTACGAGGGAGGGTTATTGTTACATCATCATTGGGTTTTCACCTGCAGCCGCTGGACCTGCTTGAGGTTGCGGTGCTTGACTACCCTGAGGTTTACTTGCGTCAACATGAGAGTCAGCATCGATGAATGCCTTAGCCATAGCAAGGAGTTCTTTAACATCGGGCTTAGGAGGCATCTCAACACCTTCTTTAGCCGCTTGAATATAAAGCTTACCCCACTCTTGATAACTCTTGTCCAAGGCAACCATAAGTTGTTTGGTGTTATCTTGCATAGCATTTTTGGCTTGTACATTAGTGAGATCAAGGGTTGCTTGTCTCTGTGCCATGTCAATCATCTTTGCTTGTTCTTCAAGCTGTTTCTGTTTCTCTGCTGCTTGTACTTCAGCTTCTCTTGACTTCATAGCCTGTTCAATGAACTTAGGATCAGTGTAGTCAACAAGGAAGTCTAAAGGATCAAGATCCATAGACTCAATAGCTTTACAAGCAATAGTTACTGCAGCCTGTGGGTTAACAGCGCCTCCTGCTCCTGCTTGTTGCAGTGCCGGAATAATCTGTTGACCAACAGTATTCATTTTCTTCATGATATTGCTGTTACTGTTTTCACCAACATCAACATCAACATAGAGCATCAGGTTACTTGGTAGTGTTCCTGGATCTACAGACTTATACAAATCATTTTGGTCATAATAACCAACTTCTTTACCACGCAGTTTATCCCGCATAGTTTTGTATACACCTTCACAGAGTCGTTTAAACCCTGTTTCAGCAAATCTACGTGCCATAAATTGAATACGCACCTGTGCAGCAGACATAGCCCGTTGCATCTTCTCCTCTGAATTACCAGAGACATATAGCGTATCATTCAAGCCTTGAGCAGCTTTAGACAAACCTGTTGCTTGTTCTTTGTGTAGTTGTAACAACTCAAGAACAGGTACAGTACCAGTACTAATAGTATCTGGTGACAAAGCGGCTACGGCTCCATTAGGATTACCATTAGTAGCAATAATTTGTTTTGGCTTCATGTTCTGTAGCGCACTGAAGTCTACAACATTAGGATCAGCAAGCTTAGGTGAGTAGTTAGTTAAGTAAACATTCTCAATAAAACCACGCATAATAGCTGTTGAAGCCAAGGTTGTTGGGCGAATCATATCAGCCACAGACAACCCAAAGAACTCGTGAGGTACTTCAAAGGGACAAAGAGTCGCCAATGGAATCATGTCACAATCCTCTTCCATAAGGATTGTTGAACCAGCAATAATAAAGTGCTTAAGTTCAGCGATACCATCACCATCACGGTCTACACGTAACCAACACTCAATAACAGTGAGTTGTCGATTAGCTTCTGACGGGAATAGCTCCCGTGAATTTCCCCCAAGCCAGTACTCTTCACCAACCAGACGCTTACGAGCAGCTTGCTCTTCGGTGTACTTGGTAGCCCAATCGTAGCTACCGTCTCCAATGGCGTCCCAGTCGATATTCTCTGCTATGTCAGGGAAAAACTTTCTCACTTCAGAACGAGTCATATCGATCTGAATACCCACGAATGCTGCATCATCAAGTGAGTGTGCATCCCGTGTAATACGGAAACATTCTGGGTGTACGTTCTTAATCAAGATCCTTGTCTTGTTATGTTTTCTTTTTAGACGAACATCCTTGTATACCATCTTGTAGACAGCATTACCTTCTTCGTCTGTATCCAGTTCTTGTTCATATTTAAGATCACCAATGATCTCTACGTTATCATCAGACAACAATAGATCAAGGTTCTCCTGACCAATAGAGTCAAACTCTTCAAACTGATAGTCAAAATCTTCAATGTATTCCCAACGGATAATACTATTCTTCCACAACAGGGCAGACTTTACCCATGTATTAAGGACTTCCCAACCAGGATTCTGTTTAAAGATTCCATAGTTAACAAGGTCAGAAGCTACTTTAGCCTCATGATATGCCTTGGGGGAATTACCTGCAGGAATAAACCTTGCAATCTTATTGTTATTAAACATAAGTTCAGCAAGAATAGCTGTGTATCCTTCAATAGCTTCTACAGTGTCTGAAGAGACAATCTGTGAAGCACCTTGAGGAATCAGGTGGAATTGCGGCATCATACCGTATTCGTAGGTAGCCTTCTGTCGTTCACGAGCTAAGTCAGAACTATTCAAGAAGTCACCAACAGAGTTCATTACACCCTGTTCGATCATAGCTAGGAGTTCATTATCCCCTACTGGATCTTTATATCTATCCACAAAGCGGATAATATCTCTACTTGTATCACTCATTGTAAACCTTTCTTGGTCATACATTCATTCAATCAAAGTCTACAATAAGACTTGTATGTGCTACTACTTTTTAATCCTCTCATGAGTAGCCAACAAGATAAAGGAATCAACCTTTCTTAGGACACAAGGGACTAACCCTGTCGAGGATGGAAGTCCTTCTGGGACTTATCACCGATTTTTTCCTGTGGATTCAAAAGACGACCCGGCTGTTGAGGCTTAAGTAGTTTCTTGAATTGTTCTTTTTCTTCACCTCTGAGAGGTACATTAATCTGTGCCATATATTACCACTTTACTTTGTTAGCCCAATATGCCGCAGACAAAGGTCCTTTAGCAATATTGGATGCATGTCTAGCTTTAAAAGCTTCATTACGCTTTGAACCGTCAGGACTTCCTTGGGTACCCTGTTGACCAAACCTGATAGTCTTAACAGTGTCACCACTCTTAGCCACTACAATGTGACTCTTAGTAGCATGACCCGGAGTTCTCTTAGGTTTGTTATAACCAGATACACCAGCTCTTTCTAGTCGAGGATCTTTTGCCATAATATTCTCCCTATATCCAAGTAGTTTCTACTGGTTGATAGTTACCTATCTTCTGTGAGAAAGGTACTGTTGTGTTTGTTAATCTGTCACCATGAGTTCTGATTACTTCTAACGCTATAGCCAAAGCAATAACTGTATCATCATTCTGACCTACAATAGCATTAGTCTTTCCAGACTCATCAGCCACATAATTCATCAACTCACCAATAATAATTCTTGAGGGTATCCATATATCTTCTTGTTCAATGGCATTCTTAAGGAATCCAATAATAGCAGGTTTAGAAGCAGAAGTAGTTCTCCATCCAATCCTTGTTCCTTCTTCCTTAGATACATTAGCCATCTTAGTTTGATAATACATGTTAACATAACCCATCTGAGTAAGTCTATTCAGAGTAGCAATACCCATACTATTAGACTCTACAGCTAACAAAGCATTATTATAGTACCTTCCTAGGTAAAACAATAAATCACCAAACTGACTAGGATCAATCGTATTATTACGATAAACAGCGCAAACTTCCCTTCGGGCATTGATAACCACGGCTGTAGAATAATCCTTGCCAACACCCAAAGCAACATCAGCACCGATAGCAAAGGCATCTTCAAAAGTAGGGTATTTAAATATCTCAATCGACCCATCCTTTAAATCCTCCATCATAGAGGATTCAAAGTTAAACTCTCTCTTTGCTAATATAGGTTGAGGAACTAACTTACTTAGCTTCTCAATGTTGAATACATTAGAGCCAGAAACAATAAATGCTTCCTCAGGTGTCGCAGGATACTCCTGACGGAACTTATCCTCACCACCCTCCGCAATCTTTAATCTTCTCCAGTATAACTGATCATCGTCTAAGCTATACCTAGTAACTAATACTTCTTCCTCTGTTGTTCTTTCAAATCCTTCAGGGGCTTTCCTCCGGTACTCTGTCATAAGGTACCATGGAACAAAAATAGCTATATAGTCATTCTCACCCTTTACAGCTCCCTGCCATAACCTGTGAAATGAGTTACCTACCCCATTCGCTGTACTCTCAAGGATAACCTCGGTACCGTCCGCTTGGGATATTCCTTGGAATAGTCCAGCTAAGATCTTTTCATCATGACCCCAAAATGCAACCTCAGATAAGTGAGCAATAGTTGGTGTAGTTCCCCTACCCGCCTCAGGCGCACCAGCTGTATACAGCCTGTACCCCGAATCATTATGCTCAAACATAATCTCTTTTGCATTAGACTTCTTTAATACTGGTCTGAAGGTATCAGACATATTATAGATAGTATTCCTGGACATACTAAATAGCGCATCACTAGTAGCCGCATCATGAGCCATAACTACTGACTTATTATACGCATTAAAGTAACTCTTCCAGAATACCCTTCCTGTTGTGTATGTACTTAATCCCATCTGTCGAGCCTTTAAAATAATAGCTCTGACTCTCCCTGTCTCCTTGAGTTGTTTCTCAAGAGCTTCATTCACAATCTTTTGAGCATCATTAAACTCAAAAAATTGGAATCCCTTAGAAGAGTCCTTGGGTAAGATTTTAATTTGTTCTTTGGCGAATAATTCAAAGTCGCCCTTATAAGAAGCTAACTTCTCCCGCTTCTTTAATTCCCTCAGAGCCTCTAGCTTTTCAGAATTGTTTTGTTTAGTCATATATCCACTTGTATAAAAAATGTTTCTCTATTATGTACCGGCTAACCCCCTAAAAATAATTCTAATAATTTTCATAAATGTAATACTTCGAATACTTTTTTAGGGTACCCCCTCTTTCCTATAGGGATGTCGTGGGAGAATGTTTTTGGAGAATGTCTGAGGTAGAAGTCTTTGTGTGTGTTTAAAAGAATCAAGAGGTTGTTGCTATACCCCTCTCCTGGTTTGTATAGCCCCCTTGTTTTCCCTGCCGTCTCGGTGCGTGGCGCTGCCCGTCTCGGCTTCCTTGTCTGCGCTTCTTGGAGTTTGTTATGTCTTCTGTTGTTCCTTCTCTTGGTGCTTTATTACGTGCTAAGCTAGACGAGTCTTACGTTGTTCCTCGTGTTCCTTTTGTTCGTAGTGCTTCTGCTGTTGTACCTGTTTGGTACGATGGTAGCACGTACTATAGACTTAAGGAAGGCGAACGTGGTATGGAATACTGGACTGAAGAACATTGGTCTAGTTATGAATCCGACCAGCAACATTGAGATCTCTGCCTACAGCCTTGTTTGGCTGTGGAGAGCGATCTTGCTCTGTTATGACATTACTCAAGGGAGATTAATATGTCTAAAGTGTTCCACCTCGTTTACATTCTTCTCTGGTCTAACGGCATGTTGTATGCTGTTGATAAGATCCAGTATCAAGCTGACTATGGTATGGTGCATGTGTTGCTTCTTATCTTCTCAAGCATGTGTGCTGGCTTTCAGTTCTATGACTTGGCAAACGAAATTGTTAACGGAGATTAATATGAATCTGTATATCATTTATAGTAACAAAACAGGTAGATTGATTACTACAACAAAGAGTATCAGTGTACTAAACAACTACATCCCATCTGAAGTTACAGTACACGTAACACAGATCTGATAGACTGCTCTTCTCGGGCTTACGGAGAGACCACTTGGGGTAAGTACCAAGCTTTTACTAACAGTCATTACCAAAAGGACTTATCATGACTACATTGACATTCGGTTATGCCATCAAAGGCGACACAACAACAGCATCATTCACATCTGAGTCATCAACACTCATGGCTGTATACACAGACCCATCTAATAGGTATGTCTATGCAGTAGATGACAAGGATGTTGTACGTAAACTCTCTATTACTCGTGATGTTGAACATGCTCGTAAGCAATACAAGATTGCTCGTAGCTTGGTTGGCAAACAAGTAAGGTTTGGTGTTACAAGTGGTTGGAGTTCTTCCAACTGGTTCAATGAAATCGTAGAAGCTTAAGGAGAAACTTATGAAAGCACGTTACTTACTCTTAAATCCTCTCAAAGCAAGAGACTTTAGCTGTACAACAGAAGAAGTCATAGAAGCAGTCCATGAATTTGGCTGTAGAGTCATCATGTCACCAGACACAACAGGGGAAACACTGCTGTACGCTGTGGCAAGTGAGAGAAAGCACCTAGAAAACATGGTTAATGAGGTGGAACTCAATGGCATCATCGTAGAATACACAGCAATCTACGAACAAATAGTGGAAGGACACTAAAATGGCATACCTAAGACAGTCTTTTGGTAAATACACTCTAGATCTCTCTGAAAAAGAGCTAGATGCAATCACAACAGCTATGGGAAACATAGGAGTGTTCTCAGAAGATGAGAAAAACATCTATCACCAGCTGACAAAGTACAGAAATTACCTTAAAGAGGAGGATAAATGGCACAGAGCTATTGATGAAGAGAGGGGAATTAACTAACAGACAATACTCTCAGGACATTTTGCTGAGAATCAGGCGAGATTTGAGAGATGTCTTGAGGGATTTTTGTGTGTGGAAAACCTGAACGATCTTTTTGAACGTTTCCTGTGTCTTTTTGAAATTTTTGAACAAAGGAGTCTATGCCGACATCCCCAAAGACAGTCTGGTTTGTACACTGTGATGACTGCACATCTGAATTCAAAGCGAATGAAGTCGGTGTATCCCGCATACGCAACGACCACTTCGACAGACGTACCTTACTCTTCACCTGTCCAAACTGCAAAGAAACAACCGAATCACTCATGATAGGATATGTAATATGAAGACCATCACCCGCAGACATACTCCAATGCCCTTCCAACCATTCGAGTTAACGATCTCCGTAGACACACAACAAGAATTCTACGATATGATGTCATTGTTCTCGTACTATCCAAACATCCCTGATGTAACCAATACAAACAATCCCGAGGTACATAATCGTATGTCGCTTATTTGTATGTCCATCTATGATGCACTTGTTGAAGAAGATCAGTATTAAATACACTCATAAGGGTATTCGTTATGCACTCAGCAGCACAAATATATACAGACCTAATCTGCAGAATCAAATCTAAGATCAAGTCTGAGATATCCGTTGTCTTTGACGATACTACTGGTATCCAAAAAGCGTTCCTTAAAGGCAAACTATTGTGGGTCAAGAAAGTGAGGTTAGATAAATGAGAAGTCCTAATTGGATCTGTGTTGATGAACACTTCTGCACAGAGTTCGGTGAAACTGTAAATGAATGTATTGACAGATATCGTGAGTCAATGGGTGAATGTGATCCATCAAAGTTAACATTCTATACACTGACTACACCATATGTTGTAGAAATCTTTTATGCACTAAAGGAGAAAAACCCAACAGAATCATAAACTTATTTAGCTGGTACCTAATAGGATACTCTCCGTTGAGTAGTATTATATAATATATTTATTAAAAGTATATTATTAAAAGTAAATAAAAAAGAGAATATCAACAGGGGTTAACCTTATGATATTCTCTTAATTACTATCATCTTAAGAAGTCTTATCAAGACCTTCCTCTGAGATAATCCTCTGAAGTTCCTCATCTGTGAGGTCAGCAGTACGTGTAGTAGTAGTCTGATCAATCCTTTGTAGTTTAGGTTGTTCATACTCTGCTACCATGTTAGCGTATCTAGCTGCATCTTCAAAGTTATCTTGTTGGAGGGCTTGATGCATAGCCATTCTTAAGACATCAAGTGAAGATAATTGAGGTAAGTCTTTCATTACTTCTTGAAAGTTCTTAGCATTCAACTTAAATTCATCTCTGATCTGTTTATTCAACATTCTTGATTGAATAGATTTCTTCTGATTCTCTCTAGCTGTTTCTGAAGTAATTAGCTTTAGGTTAGCCAGTGAGTTAATGTTACGGGCTTTACCACCTGATGACATTCTGTTCTCCTTGTTTTATCATTTTAGATAACAATTATCTATTAGGATCCGACTAGCGAGAATTTTACTTGAAAATTAATCCATAGGAAAATATCATGACACAAGCAAACAATTCTTCTAACGTTATCATCAAAGATGTTGCCTTATTCTGGGCTAAACTCGATAAACCTGTATCACCTTTTGGTGTTGATCAGTATGAGTTGCAAATTCAAGGTGACAAGAAACGTGAGAAAGAGTTCTCCCAGTTCGGTAAAGTAAAAGTAGTTGAAGGTGGTAAGATCTCTGTTAATCTTAAAAAGAAAGCCTTTAAGAAAGATGGTACTGAGTCTGCTAAAGTTCGTGTAGTAGATGCAGGTAAGAAAGAACTTGATCCTAAGCTGATTGGTAATGGTTCTATC